GAAGCCAAGCAGAAGATTGCTACTAGAATACTTGCCGCAATGGCAGATACTTATAGTGCTATCAACGAAACAACTAAAATAGCACTGATGTCTAGTTTAGCAGACACAAAGAACTTTCAAGCATATCTAGACAAACAAAACGCATTACCATTGGATTGGTACACAGATGAGCAGATATATACGGAAATGCCTATGCTACAAGATCCAGCAGGAATATTGTATGATATGGCACAAGACAAGATCATGGACGAAATGATCATGCAACAATATGAGTAAACTTAACTAGATTTTAGTTAAGATAGAATAAATACTAGAGGAGAACATAAATGGCAGAAATAGAATACAAAGGTATAAAAGTTGGTGGTAGTAAATTATTATTGGTACTGCCATTAGTGGGTACAATCATAGGTGGACTTTGGGGAGGCTTTGAACTCTTTAATAGATACACTTTAATGGAAAAGAAGATTGATTCATATGTTGCTCCAGACCTAAGCGGATTTGATAAAAGACTAGAAGTTATCCAAAGCGAAATGGATATGATACTCCAAGAAGTAACACTAGTGGCTGATGTAGCCAAAGAACTTAAGAATGATCTACGTGGTGATGTTAGACGTATTGAAACAATAGTTGAAGATGTTGAGCAAAAAGTCAAGAACGACGGCAGAGAACTTAACAAAGACATCAGCGATGCAATCAAAGATATCAAACAAGAAATGGCCGACCTTGAAGCGAAGATTGAAAAGCAAATTAAACTTGCATTAGAAAATCCTTTAAGTAATATGGCAACCACAAAGTAACCAATTTACATAAAATCAACTTGACACACTCGGTAGTTTAGTGTATATTAAATATAGTACTGAACTTAACTAACGAGGACTGAATTGTGATCCACAAGATTAGCGAAATGTGTGATAAAGTGTCTGTAATCTATGCAAAATCAATGGAGTTAAGACGTGCGAAGTACGATACTCCAAAAGCAAAACAAGACAAAAATCATATAGACTATCTAATACAAGATATCCAAGCACTTTGTAGAGAAATTGCTAACGATACATCCAAGTATAAGAAAAAGTCTTAGAAATGCACATAGAAATTACAGGCGGCACTAAATTGCTACGCCAACAGATAGAAAGTGTTGCTAGATTCTCAGCAGATATGCTGATGTCTAAGCGATTGCAAAAGAATCTATGGCTTGAATTTGAACTGACAAGAGAACTATACAAGTCAGAAGGTAATCTAGGTGATGTGATGTGGAATGACAGGAATCATTCACCACGTGATTATTCAATTAGAATTGATATAACTGTACCAAGACGTAGAATACTAGAATCTGTATGTCATGAAATGGTACACGTAAAGCAGTTTGCAACAGGCAACTGGGTAGAACTAGATAAGACCAAAATAAACCGATGGTTTGGAGAGGACATAAATCCACTGCCTAATTATTGGGATAGACCTTGGGAAATTGAAGCACATGGAAGAGAAGTGGGTTTGTTCATAAGGTGGGCAGAAAAGCACGGCCTGGCTAAACAATCGTGGACACATGATTATTTAGATAAATATGAATAAAGCACATACATTATGAAAAAATACGAACAATACTCCGTTGATGATAGAATAGACGTAAGTCTATTTGATAATGATATTCATTATCTTAATGGAGAATTGAGTGAAGAAAATATCAGCAAATGTATCAAATGGATATTGGCCGCCAATCTACAAAAGAAACCAAAACGTACACTAAAGTTATATATTAATACAGTTGGTGGTGACCTTTATGAAACATTTGGATTGATAGATGTAATGCGAGATAGTTATCATCACATAAGCACAATTGGTATAGGTGCTGTCATGAGTGCAGGAGTTCTTGTATTTGCAAGTGGAAAACATGGTGAAAGATATATTGGTAAAAATGCGGGTATAATGAACCATCAACACAGTGATAGTATTGAAGCCAAAATGCATGATATGAAAGCACAAATGAAAGAAAATAACAACTGTGAACAAAGATGTATGCAGATTCTTAGAGATGCTACAGGTTACAGTTTGACAGATGTACGTAAAAAGTTCAATAATCCTTCAGATCAATATCTTACAGCCAAACAATTGGTTGAACTCAAAATAGCAGACCACATACTATAATTAGGTTGACAAATACCTTTGTTGATGTTATTATTTTAATAACAATAAGGCAATGAGAGGCACAAATGGAATTTGAAAATAAGATAGTAATAGCAACTGCATTCGCTACTCATAGAGTGAATGGTGGATACTTTCCTGATACCAGACGTTTCAGTGAAGGAACTGCAACATTATTTTCTAACAAGGAGATGATGGCATTTAATCTTGCACCTGAAGATGATAAAATGGTACCTCCAGACTTTACAAAATTTACTGTTACTGATGAAGATTACAAACAAGCAGAACTAGGCGTTGCTTTCTTAATGAAAGAAAATGCTTTACAAATCATTGCAGGTACCCTTACAGACTTTATGAAGAATATGTTAGCACTAGCAAAGTCTGATATGATTCCAAGAGATAGTTTTGGTATAGTATGTTTGATTCCAAAAATATACAATGAAAAAAGCAAAACTAAATTTCTTAAGAAAGACATGAAAGAAAAGTATTCACATAGTAGACACTTAGGTGCAATAGGCGATAGACTTTTTGATCAAGAAGTTTTTGTAACAGATGTTAAATTTGTTGAAAAGTTTGGCTGTCATGCAATCAACGGTGTCATAGAAAATAATCTTATTTCATTTTTTAAAGAATTTGAACAAGGCAAACCTTTACCACAGGCTGATACTAAATTAAAAATTAATGCTAAAGTAAAAAGGCACAGTGAAAACTGGATAACCAAGATGCCAGAAACACAACTAAATTACGTAAAAATTTTAAATAAATTATGATAAGCAAAGGAGCATTGAAGTGGCACATGACGATGATAATAAAAATGAACCAACCCATGATTACATCAGTTTTGAAGATGCCATGGGAGAAGAGGACTGGGGTTTGATATTCGACAAAGACGGAAAATTAAAAGGAATGTTTATACCTAGAGAATTAGCGGATTCACCGATTCCACAGAGTTTATTACACATCTGTGAAGAGTTTTTTGGAGTGGACTTGGAAGAGGAGAATTTAATTAAACGAACACTTCATTGATAGGAGAAATATGTACGTAGCAGTTAGAAACAACAATGTAGAAAAAGCACTTAGAGTTCTTAAGAAAAAGATTAAGAAGTCAGGCTTACTACAAGAAATAAAAGAAAGGCAATACTACCAGAAGCCTAGTGAAAAGAAAAGATTGGCTAAGAAACGTGGAATTGCAAGAGTAAAAAAGGAAGCCAAATTACGTGACAGGTCAATTTAAATATACTGGTTATAGTTACCGCGACGAAAATAAAGATTTCGAAGTACGTAGGCCTTTCGGCCCTAGTGTTTACTTTGGTAAGTTCGATAGCAAGGAAATACAATTCTTGCAAAAACTTTCTCATGAAGCAAAAGACAAAAGTGAAAAGTTAGGACAACAACTATCAGGAAACATTAAAGGACAATATGACTTACAAAATATAGGTACTGCTGATGAACAAAAGCAGTTTCATGATATTATAAGCAAACATTTAAGTAACTATCTTAGAAGTAGTTTAAATGTTTTTAACTTAGATGAAATGCCTAGCGAACTAGACCATAATGTTAAATTTAATCTTAGAGGTTATCCTTGGGTAAACTTTAGTAATGCGGGTGAATTTAATCCTATGCATACACACGCCGATAGTATTATAAGTGCTAGTTTGTATGTAGATATTCCTGAAGTGATAAAGCAAGAAAAAGAAGAAGCAAAAGAATTTAGCAATCAACCTGCTCCAGGAGATATAGTATTCTTTGGAGGATTGAAAGATAATATATTTGAATCTAGTATGTTTAATCATACACCTACAACAGGCGAAATTATATTGTTTCCAGGGGAAATGAAACACGCAGTATATCCTTTCAAAAGCGATGTAGAAAGAATTACTTTAAGTTTTAATATTGCAGAATTTGGATTTATACACAAAGAAACAAAAGAAAGCAAACCATATAGAATGTGGTGTAACACATATGATTAATGTATATTGGACAAGAGCAATAGCACCAGGAAGTGGCGAAAGACATTTTATTTCTCCATTAAGGTTTGCTGAACCTGTGTTCTTAAACAAAGACATAGACTACAAAGAATTTTTAGGTCCTGCATTATTACATTGTCCAGGCATAGTAGAAGAAATGACAAAGACTGTTGTTATTAAAAGTCCTGTGACAGTTGACTTACAATACACAGATGAACAAAATTTAAAAGTACACAGACAAGATCCAGAGTTTGGAAAGATATTCTTTGGAGATCCACAAGGAAAGAACGGCATTCATCAATTAGGATTTGGTTATATCTTCTTTGCTGACAAACCACTGATGGCAACTAACTTACCCGCTTACTATCATGACAATGGCTATACTAAAAACGTTAATGCTATATGTGGAAGTTATGATATAGGTAGATGGTTCAGACCTGGAGTACGTCCACTTTTCCAATTGAAACCGGGTGCTAAGAACATAAACATTAATGAAGGCGATGCTTTAATGTACGTTAAGTTTAATACAGATGAAAAAGTAAATTTTGTTGAATTTGACGCACACGAATTAGACCAACTAGGATTTCATAGTCCTATTAATGCTTGTATTACATTAAAGAATCAACTTCCACCTACACCTTTAAACAAAGCATATGAATATTTTGATAATGCTAGAATGAGGCAAAAAGTATTAAAAATTATAAAACGGAATACTATATGAAATTTTTCAAGAACAAAACAGATGACTTTTATAGATGGGTCAAAGGTACTGAACTCGTCGAACTAGATGACATTGATGTATCTGAAGATCCAGTAAGACCCGAACTAACATTAGGTTGGCGTATAACCAATGGCAGAAAAATATTTGGATTGAAGTTTGAAGATGAAATAGAAGGAATCATTTGTATTGCATATACTAAAGATGTTCCGCATAGTGTCAAAGAACTTGATATGATGAGTGAACTAGTACATATGAAAAAAGAAACTCCTACGGTTGCTATTGCATATACAGTTTGGTCACGTAAACGTGGAGCAGGTAGAGAAATTATACAAAAGGTATTAGACTTTGCTAAAGATCAAGGAATAGAAAGAGTTGTTACTTTGTCACCACTTACTCCAATGGCAACACATTTCCATATTAAGAATGGTGCAAAGCAAATAAGCATTAACGATACAACACAGAATTTTGAATATGAACTTTGAATACGAAGATTATAGAAAAAGACCAGAACCAGAAGAAATAGGCTCATGGCCGTTTTGGATTGTTCCAACAAGGTATGTGGGTGGATATATTTTTAAATTACTATTCATTCTAATTGGCTTGCCTGTGTTCTTTTTTGGATATCTACCAACTTTGGAGATATTTTTTCTTTACTTTCTGATATATGATATGTTAGAATATAACAATACAAAAAGAAGGATACAAAATGGCGAATGATTACGATAACAAATGCATGATAACTTGCACAGATAATGATAACGTTGCTGAAGCAGAAGTAGATAGATTTGTTGAAAAGAATTTTCTAGATGTATTTTTAGCACAAAATAAAATACACATGGAATGGAACGGGAAGGTGTTTGTAGGTAATAAACATGGTTATGAATTTACTACACCAGGACCAGAAATATTTAAAGTAAATTTAGGAAGAGGAAGATAATGCCCAATTTAGTACCGATAGTTGTTGAGAAAGAATCAAGAGGTGAACGCAGTTACGATATCTATAGTAGACTATTAAAAGATAGAATCATTATGTTAGATACGGCTGTTACAGAACAAAGTGCAAGTTTGATAGTTGCACAAATGCTTTTCTTGGAATCAGAGAATCCAAATAAGCCAATCAATTTTTATATTAATAGTCCAGGCGGATTAGTTACTGCTGGTATGGCAATATACGACACAATGCAATTTATTAAATCGCCAGTGCATACAACAGTGATGGGTCAAGCCTGTTCAATGGGTAGTTTTTTAGCAATGGCAGGTGAGCCAGGAAAAAGAAAACTACTGCCAAATGCAAGACACATGATTCACCAACCCTTAGGAGGTACATCAGGACAAGCAAGTGATGTTGAAATACAATACAAAGAACTTGCACGTTGGAAGAAAGTACTGACTGAAATTTATGCTATACACACAGGAAAAGATATCGAAACATTAGAAAAGGATATGGATAGAGATAACTTTATGGTACCTAAAGAAGCAGTCGAATACGGATTGGCAGATGAGGTAGTAGCAAAACGTGTCAAAGAATAATCCAAGCAACAAGTTTAGCCATCATACATTTAGTTTGTTCGATGCAGAGTTTAATGACCCTGCCTCTCATCTATGCATGATTAAAGACTATGATCGTTGTAAAGGATTTTTCACACAATTAGAAGCACATTCAAAAGACAAGATTGTAATTGACTTTGGTGCAGGTACAGGCATACTAGGATTATATGCAGGCATACAGGGTGCTAAAGAAGTTTGGTTTGTAGAAAACCAACTTAACCTACATGAAATAATACACGACCTTGCTAAAAAGAACAATTTAAAAAACTATCATGTAGTTGGGGACTTTACACAGATTCCAAAAGATCTTGACGTAGGTGTGATAGTAAGTGAAACACTAGGTGATACAGGAATCGAAAGAAATTACACGTATCTGTATAGTCAACTTATTGCTAGGTATCCAAGTGCTATTTGTATTCCAGATGCACTAGGTGTATATTACAGTGGTTGCTATGTAAAAGAAGTTGATATTGAAAATGAGTATCTTAAAAACTTTCCAGTTAATTTAGAAAGTAGATACTTGTATCCGTTCCCTGGTATGCGACCAACAAGACTAGAAGGACTAGAAGTAAAAGATATACCATTATTTGAATTTAACCTAAGAAGATATCCTACAGGTAGAGATGTTCGTAAGATTATCGAAATCCAAAAAGATCCTAAAGATAATTTCTTAAGTTTTTACTGGAAAGCAAAATGCAATGGAGAGGTATTTGCAAGTAATACTCCTGCAAGAAAGATAGACAATTTTAATCACTGGCAACAGATAGGATTAAAAATGCCCAATGACAAGACTTTAGGAGTAAGAGTAGATCATTTGCAAGGCCCATTTGTATTATGCGGTAATCCTCATCCTGACTTTATTGATAACCCTGAAAAGTTTGATAATCAAAACTTTGATCCTATGGAATATAAGTTCACAGATGAGAAACCAAAAGAATCAGGATTTATACATTGGACAACCTAAGTACATTATCCGTAACAACATTAAAAGATATAGGAAAGTATCATGATTATCTTATATCTAATAAAACCCATACAGATTTATTCAATGGTGAAGATTACCAATGCGGTCCTTTCCACAACAGTGATGAATATCATTTTAGTCTAGGCGATGATTGGAAATACAACATAAACAAATATTGTTTTAGAGACAGTTTTATTCCAACCAATGATGTCTGGTGCTTTGGAGATAGTTGCACATTTGGAGTTGGAGTTGATGTACCTTTTGCTAAGATGCTAGGTGCGAATAACTTAGGTATGATAGGCACTAGCATAGATACTATTGCTAGAATGTTTAGTAGTTTGCAATACATAGACCCAATCACTGATAAAACATTGTTATTCTTTCTTCCTGATCATAGTAGATTTTGTTGGCCTGAGAGAGATAGACAGCCTACAATGATCTTAAATGACACAAAAGATCCAAGGTTGCCTATGTATGTAAGCAACTATCACAGTGATTTAGAAGATTTAAGAACCATTAACTACCTTAATTGGATCTATGATAATGCAAAAGATAACAATTTAAAAGTATGTAGTTGGAGTGAAACTACTCAAAATTTAATTAAGCAAACATTACCAAGTAGGTGTGTAATAGATATAGATTTAAAAAGTTTAGAATTAGATTATGGTAGAGACAAAAGACATCCAGGTACTCAAACCCACTTAAAATTATATGAAACGTTCAAGGAGGTGTTATGACAAAGATGACAGATGAACAATACGAAGCGGAACTTAAGAGACAACAACAAGACCCGCGACATAACCAATGGGGATATCATGGCAGTCCTAAAGAACAGATTGCACGTATGAAAGGTATTCCAACCAAAGAAGGTTTACTAGATATGCTTAAAGAAGGCGTATATGTTGTAACCTTTAAAAAATTAAATGGTGACGAACGTGTAATGACTTGCACAAAGTCCTTTGATGTAATTCCAAAAGAGCATCAACCAAAAACAAATACAGAAACTAAATTAGAAAATATTACTGTATGGGACACTAATGCCCAAGGCTGGCGTTCTTTTGTTTACGATCGTGTAAGCAAGGTTGAGGACGTTAAAGATGCTGGAGTGGCTCAACGGTAGAGCAACTGATTTGTAATCAGTAGGTTGGGGGTTCGATTCCCTCCTCCAGCACCATTACGAGGAGATATATATTACTATGCAGACACTACAACAAGATACATCTTTTAGAACACAATACTTTGATATCTTTCCTACGTCATGTGGAATGTATGATTTAGCATTATATGGCCCAGAAGAACACAAAGTAATTGAAACAATCAAAAGTGAACATGAAGAATTTATCTTAGATGAATTTCCAATGTTGAAAGATGCTATTAACGAATGTATATTATTTTACTGCCAACATACAGGTTTAAAACTTGCTGAGATCACACAATATCATATAACATCTATGGGTGTAAATGATAAAGTTGAAGAAACCAAGTATGATGATAGTTTAATAACCATTCAATATTATCCTGTATTTGAACCAGGCAGTGCAGATTTATGGGTAAGAAGTCCATTTAATATTCCAAGAGATCATGTAGAAAAAACAACTCTTGCAACTGCACCTTCTGAAAAATTTGTGTTAGGACAAGGACGTTTAATAATTTATCCAAGTTCAGTGCATCATTTTACAGAAGCAAACCAAACCGAAAATAGAATCTGTATAACTTTCAAAACAAAGAAGCAGTAAATGAAGTCAAGTTTTCGAAAATACTTGATTCGATTCTTGAAGGAAGACCTTAAAAGAAACAAAACGAGATTCTTTTTAGAGTTCATTGGTTTAGTGCTAGGTATTGGTGCAACAACTGTAATGGCAATTACAATGCCAAATCCAAATTTACTTATAGCCTATTCAATGTGGGAAGTAAGTGCATTATGTTTAATATACGGTGCCATTAGTAGAGGGAGTGTAGGACTCACACTACTTTATGGATTGTATTTTACAATAGACGGAATAGGATTATTACGTTACCTTGCCATTTTACCTTAATTGGCAAACAAGTACTTGACTTTATTATATTTTTGTAGTATTATGTAACTTGTAATGATAGATAAAATCTTACAAATAGTGAAATTGTTAACATTAAAGGAGACGTCAATGGCGAAAGCAACAATTCAAGAAAGAGTTTTAAACTCTTTAGCAAACGGCAGTAAATTAACAACTGCTGACATCAAAAACAAATTTGGTGCAGGTAACCCACAAGCGGTTGTACAAGCATTAAGGTTCGCAGGATACCCTGTGTTCTTAAACACTAGAAAAAATTCTAGAGGTACAGTAGTTGCAAGATATGTAATGGGTACTAAGGCTCCAAGAAGCATTATTGGTGCAGGTTACAAAGCAATGGCCAAAGGTTTGCTAGACAACTAAAAATAACTTCTGACGTTATTTGAAAAAAGGTCGCTTATGCGGCCTTTTTTTTTGATTGACAAAAATCAATTAAGACAGTAGTATAATAAAGACTGCTCGTAGTTCAGTTGGATAGAACATTGGTTTGCGGAACCAAAGGTCGGAGGTTCGAATCCTCCCGAGCAGGCCAAATTAGAAGAATAATTAATAGTGTAAGAGGTTATTATGAACACTAAAGATATTACTTCCTGGTTACAATCTAATGTAGATTGGAATAGGTTTTGTACACTTGTAAACAACATAGGCACAGAACTAAATGAGAGAAAATTACGATTTGACAAAAGTGATTTGTTTGAAAAGTCGTTAGAAAAATTCAGCAATGGTCTAATGAAATATGTCAACCAAGAGGGTGTTGATCATATACTACCTGATGGCACAACCGTTGAAATGAAATATACACAGGATTGCTTGTTTACTACAAAGACACAAAAGCAAAAGCAATTCGTAAGTGATCTTCAATTAATGAATAGCAGAGGCGGAAGTGAAGGACGAACACTTCCAGAAAACTATGCACAATATCTCTTGATTTGTGATAACAATAGCATTGCAGTGGTGGCAACAGAACTATTAGAGCCGTATTTGGAAAATGCTGGAGATGGTATAAAAACAAAAAGACTACCAATTAGTGTTATCCAATATGTTGCTAAACCAGATGATATCAAAATAAACTCCGTAAATGCACCTTCTTATAAGGAAACCAAAGTACAAATGCAGGAAGATTTTTTGATGCATTTCTAAAAAAAAGGTTGACTTTTATGTTAATTTGTAGTATATTAATATTATTAATTAGGCATAAATGAGGCACAAATGAGAACACAACCACAAGTAGTTATAGAAAAACTAGAGTCTGACAATAGCAGACTAGCAAAAGAATCAATATTATTAGACGCAATGAACGAAGGACTAGATGAGTTCTTTGAAGGTGTAAAGATGGCACTTGATCCGTTATACACATTTGGCGTTAAGCAAGTTCCTACAAAAGATACAGTAATTTCAGCACAAGGTTGTGAATGGAAGATATTCGTAGAACTTGCAGAAAAACTTAACAAAAGAGAATTGACTGGACACGCGGCCAGAGATGCGATTAACCTTGTAATGAGTTCAGCGACAGCAGAACAATGGAATGGATTTTATAGACGTATCCTTATTAAAGATTTACGTTGTGGTGTTAGTGAAAAGACAGTAAACAATGTTGCTAAAAAGAATGGATTTGACAAATATAATATTCCTGTGTTTACTTGTCAATTAGCACACGACTCAGCAAAACACGAAAAGAAAATCACTGGCGAAAAAATGCTTGAGGTTAAACTAGATGGTGTTCGTGTTATTACAATTATTCAAGGTGACAAAGTAGAAATGTTTTCAAGGAATGGAAAACAGTTTCATAACTTTGGACACATCTGTGATGAGATTGCAGAAGTAGTAAAGAAGACTCCTCCACCAATGGATTTGGTTTTGGACGGAGAAGTAATGAGTGATAACTTCCAAGACTTGATGAAGCAAGTACATAGGAAGGACAATGTGAATGCCAATGACGCAGTATTACACTTATTTGATTTTATTCCTTTGGACAAGTTTTTGGCAGGTGGATACGATAAACCACAGTCATTTAGAACTGAAGCATTGAAGTTTTGGTACAATGCGAATAAAGACGCCTTAGAGCACGTACAAGTGCTGGATCATGAAATTGTGAACTTAGACACACCCGAAGGTCAAAAGACCTACACAGACGTAAATAAAGCGGCTGTAGACGGTGGATATGAGGGGATTATGATCAAAGATCTTGATGCACCGTATGAATGTAAAAGATCTACTGCATGGCTCAAACTAAAACCATTTATAGAAGTAACACTCAAAGTAGTTGCTGTCGAAGAAGGCACAGGACGTAACGAAGGTAGATTAGGTGCCTTAATTTTGAAAGGAGAAGATGATGGATACAATTATAGCCTTAACTGTGGGAGCGGTCTCTCTGACTCTCAACGTGATGAGTTCTGGACTAAACGTGATACTCTCATTGGTCAGTTAGTTGAGATTAGAGCAGATGCAAGAACAAAGTCACAAGATAGTGACACATACAGTTTAAGATTTCCAAGATTCAAAACTTTTAGAGGTTTTGATACAAGCGAGAAACTATAAAGGAGGTAATACACCAATGAAGATTTTCGCAATAATAGTAACACTTTCATTTATGTTGTTATCAACATCAGTGAATGCGGATCCAGTTTCTAAAGTTCAGAACTGGTTGATCGCAGAAAAGAATAGTATTGTTGAATTTCAGAAACAAAGTTGGTCTGATAGTAAAACTCAGTTTGCTAATAACAAAAAGCAAATAGGAGAGTTTTGGAATAAGATAAAATCAGGCTTCAACACTGAAAAGGTAAACTAAAAATACAAGTTAAAGCCATTTTTTATTGACTTTAAATTTTTTTGCTATATAATAACTATAATCACATAGCATAGAAGGAGATAATTAAATGGCTTTGACTGCCTTAAAAGGTAAAAGTCTACGTAGGAAAAAACCAAGAAGAGTATCTAGTAAACTTAATGGTCCTAATTACGATAATGCACATAACTTAAAAGGTGAAGCATATGGAAAGTTTCTTTCTTATGCATTTGACTTTTACAGACTAGAACACAAAGGCTCCGACTATAAAAAATGGGTTCTAGAATATTTCACAAAACACGATAAAACAAAACTAACTTGGTTAAAAAAGTTACCTGAAAATAGATTCGGGTCTACCATCGCTACCCTGTGTAAGGTTTCACTTATGGGAGTACCTGACTATTGTGCGGAATACAATAAGTACTGGGAAGCACTACCAGGAACAATGGGATCCACTAAACCTTTGACCCAAAGTATAAATAGGTTTACAGGTGAACTAATAGAATTAAGTATGAAACTAGCAGAAGAAAAGAAAAAAGAAGAAGAACCTTTTAGACCAGGACAAGGTAAAAAGGTATTAAAAGAGAAGATTAGTATTCAAGAAAGAATACGTAACCAAGCCGTCTTTATGTTTGAACCAGTTGATATATGGTTAGACAAATGGTATGACGAGCAAGAAAAATATAATCCTAAAAGTTTTGACTTTGGCAAACATCTGCGTCAAGTTAATTGCACACAGGCCCATGCAAGGAAAATTAGAGAATGGTTAGACCCAGAACTATTAGAATTGCAAGAGGCAAGTAACCCACCTTCCAAGGCTGATCGTGATAAGATGAACGACTATGACAGAGATAGTGCTGAGCAAATGATAGAAGCATATAGTTGTTATACAAAAAAATCATTAGAGAAAAAAGTACTTGCTCTACAAAATATCCTAGGTGCTTTGAACGTAATAATTGAAACTGCTAAAGCAAATAGAAAACCTCGTAAACGTGTTCGTAGCAAAGAGAAAATGGTTTCTAAATTAAAGTTCGCACAAAGCGATGATAAATTTGCATTAGCAAGTATCAACCCACAAGAGATCATTAATGCAAGTGAACTATGGGTATTCAATACTAAAACACGTAAAATAGGCAAATATGTTGCTAAAACAATAGATCCGCTACATCAAGGACGTGAAGGCAGTGGATTAAGTGTAAAAGGCACAACCATACAAGACTATGACGAGAAGTTATCTATACAGAAAACACTACGTAAACCTGACGAAAAACTTAAAGAATTTAAGGAATGTGGTGCAAGGAAAATAAAGACATTCTTAGACGAAATCAATGCAGTAGACATCAAATTAAACGGTCGTATTAATGCTGAGACGATTTTATTAAAAGCAATACTATAAACTCTTTGGATAAATATTAATATGAGCAACTATAACGACATAGATTCGGGTAAAATCAACGAAATTAAAAAGGGTTTACAATCCATTGGTGAAGCCATTGAAACAGTGGCACAACGAGTTGTACCTGACAAAGAACTTACTGATCACAGTATTAGTGGTAATAAAATCCAAGGCGGAAAAATTACACTTTTTAAAAGTACTGGTATTGAAGATCTTGCAGGAAAGAAAGCATTAGTAGTTGATAACCAAGGGATCCTAGTTGACAATATTGAAACTAGTACTATCTCAGGAGGTGCCACAGTTAAAGGAAACTTTACTGTTGAAGGCGAACTTACCACAGAAAAATTACACGTAAATGAATTGACTGCAGACATAAGAAACGAAAGAACAAGTTCACTTACGTTTAATTCAGAAAGCGGTGACACACCATGGGGTAAAGGATTACAATGGCAGACTGCTGATCAAACTAAACAGTTTATTTTACAAGACCAAGGTATTTGGTCAAGTGAATCAATTGATATACAACGAGACAAAAGTTTTTCAATTGATAGAGTAAACGTTTTATCATCTGACACACTAGGTGAAACTGTTTTAAAATCAAGTCTTACAACTTTAGGTACTATTAACAATCTTAAAGCAACAGGAAGTTTAGAAGTTGATGAGTTTATATTTTATGATGCCAACCAAGAGCGATTAGGAATAGGTACAGAAGGACCTAACGGACAATTAAGTATTGGTAGCATTGATAGTGAATTTATAGTTGACCCAGGTATTAGAAAAGTAACTGTTGGAACTTACACAACAAGTGATTTAGAAGTTATAACAGATAACACTCCAAGGTTGACCATAGAAAACAATGGTAACATTGTATTAGGCACTAAAGGAAACTCTAATCCAAAGATTAGTTTACACGGAAAAGTTGGTGTAAACATTGCTTCGCCAGGCGAAGATGCAGACCTAAGTGTTTCAGGGCCGATTAAATTTATGAATAAAGTTTTTGCAGTAGGTGATGCTACACCTGTAGCCGGAGCATGGCAAACAGGAGATATAGTGTGGCATTCAAATCCAGCAGAAGGCGGTCATGTTGGATGGGTTTGTATCAGAAGCGGTGCTCCAGGATCTTGGCAACCATTCGGCCGCATAGAGAAATAAAATGAAAAAACTAAACAAACAAGTCCAGTGGTGGCACTGGGCGGGTAAAGTACTCCCAATGATAGCCTTGATGGTTCTTTGCCTTGTGATAGTTTTTGACCTTACAAAAATTAGAGACATAGTAGTATGTGCAATAGCGGTTGCCTTTGGTGCAGTTGCATTTACTTGGTGGTGGTGGGTAATGGGAGCAGTTAAGGCACTTACAGATCTACTTACATCAGCACAAACAAGATTTGGTGAAGTGCTTACCGAAATCAAAGACCTAAGAAAGGATATGAATGACCAAAATAAAAAGAAGTAGTATTATATTACTTTTTTTAATTACAGCCTGCTCTAATCCTAAACAAATTCCAACTGACGTAACAAAACCAGAAGCACCACAAACACAAGATAATCAAATACAGACAAACGGTCCTACGGACTTCCAAGGCATTGCTGACATACTAGGGTGTATGTTTGCTCCTCAAACTTGTGAAAAAAATTAATCTGTTGGGTTAAAGACTTCCTGAGCAGTCATACCCATTTGTCCTTTATTAAGATTTACAGTAACACTTCCAGTTGCGGCTATTAACTTAAAGTAAACTTCTTCGCCGTAGTTTGCTGAAGTTGTATGTCCTATTTTATGATGTAAGGTTGTGTATTCATCATATGTTGCACCTGATGTATCATGTGGTATTTGTATTTTATCTATGGTACTCCAACTTCCTGTATCGACCTTAGTTTGTAATTCAACGTATGCTTCAGCAGTTCCTTTTTTAACTGGTACACTATAATATATTTCTATGTTTTGTTCACCAGTAGAAGTAAAGTTGATTGCCATATCCGCTGGACTAGTATCTTGAATTGTATTTCCTGCACTTACAGTTGTATCTAAACTTCCTCCTGCAATACCTGGATAATTCTTTTGGTAGGCCCTTTGCATTGTACTATTAGCCAATGTAGCATATACAGTTGTTGTACCACTATTGTTCTTATATATTTCAAATACAAATTTGTCAGTTTGGTTAGCATTACCTTTAGGTGGATTACCATAAGGTGTTCTCCACACAACGTTTGCCGCGGCGCCACCTATCTTGAATCCAGGTACTCTTGCTACGGCACCTTGTTGTAGATTGATAATAATACTTTTAATTTCATTATTTGCAAGTGTTAAATTTGTAATGTTTGCATTGATTCCGCCGCCCGGTGTAGTCCAGAACACTTCATCACCAAACGCACTGGTAACATCAATATTGTAATCGCCTGTGTTTACATTATTTGATAATATCTTTCTTGTTATTCCATTTGTGAATAATTCATTTGCAATACTAATGTTATTGTTTGCATCACTGCTGATCAATAAATCAGAGCCATTGTAAAATTGGAAGACACCTTTCGTTGCATCTGCGGCATCTAATTTAAATTGTAATTTTGCACGTTCTACAAAGTCACCGGCGGAATATGCCAATGCTCTTATGTTTGCAATTTCATCACCTGGACTTGCATTGGTAAATGTTATTCCACTATTGCCTCTGCCTTTGTAAAAGTCTAAGTTATTACCTTGTGTGTTAGTACCAAATGATCCTATGTTAATACCAGAACCTGCGCCATATCCTGTTCCGCTTATACTTAAAGAACCGTATGGATTATTATTTGTTGAAAAAGTCGCAGTGGTTGTTGATTGAAATTTTTGACCCCACTTGACATAACCAACATTTGCTAGTGGACTATCATTGGAACCATCTGATTCATATAACCAAAAGCCTTTGTTTCCATTAGGCGGACTCATTTCTAAGTCATCTATGCTTATTTTATTTGCTACTGAATCTACAATAGTTGTACTATCATCTCCAAACACAGAACCTTTGAAGTCTCCATAGTATTCAACTGCTGAAACATTTCCTGATACAGTAATTCCACTTGCAGTAGTTTCTAGTCTTGGATTATTGTTAAAGTTAATAGTTTGTCCTGCACCAGCATTGGTTGAAATACTTGTTTTTGTACCGCCAGCATTTTGAAAATATGTTGTACCTGAACGTATAAACAAACTTCCTGTGCCTACGTCATCTATGTAAGAGTTAAGACTATCATGATAAATTTCTAAGTCAGGTCCATCACCTAACTTAATTTTATCATTATCTCTCATAGTCAAGTGTCCTTGAATACTTGGTGATAAAATTTTACCGTTAGCACCATCAATGATTACTGTTGAATCATCTGCACTTACAGACCCTTTTAGATCACCTACAAATATGTTTGAACTAATTGAGTTAAATCCTGTACCAACACCACTGTTAATATTTGCAGTTCCATCTGATAGTGTACCTACTTCTAGGTTACCTGTTACCACTCCTGCTCCGTTTACAGTTAATCCGTTTGTGATTACACTTGTATTGAGAACTGGCCCTGTAATTTTGCTATTGACTGCATCTATTAGTAAGGAACTATCATCACCAAACAATGATCCTGTAAAGTCACCGTCAAGTGTTCCTATAAAGTGTCCACGAAAGTTAGTTGCATAAATGTCTTTGAATGCCGTTCCATTGGCGCCTATATCAAATGTATTACCACTTGCAGGTAAAACGTTTCTTACTGTGATGTTACCGCCTGCACTATTTGTTGTAAGTACAGGATTAGCAGTTACGCCATATAATTCATAAGTTAATTTTAAGTCTAAGTTAATAGTACCGCCATTACCTGACCATGTATAAGTTATTCTATACTTCTGACCAGTTGCAGTTGTTTCACTGTAATTTGCTGATACTTGATATGGAACGTCAACTGTATTTCCACTTTCAGTTGCAAGTGTTGTATATGTTCCTGGAGATCCTGGTATTTCTCTTTCAACAGTGACATTCATAGTTGCACCGTTTTTAATTACGTATCCTGCACTATAAGAAAATAACCCTGTGCCTGCCTGTGTTACTATTTCATATTGTTGACTTGCCGCAGATGATGTTACTGCTCTAACACTTGGTACTAAATTAATTGGATTATCTATTGTACCTGACCCTTGTAAGTTAGCAGGTATAGTTGCAAATCCATCTGATCCTGCACTTGTGATATCACCTATTTCTACATCTTCAATAAAAAGTTTTTCAGTAGTTATGCTACCACGTTTGGCTACTGAATGTAATGAGTCAACTTCTGCTACTGCAAAACTACTAATCTGTAAACTGTTTGCACCTAATCTAGTAAGTTGTATTCCGCCTGCTTGTGAAAGTGCTATTGTTGATGTATTTGTGTTTACATCTGTTAAGTTGATGTTTGTAGTACCTAGTGGTACATCAAGATCATATTGTACATCAACTGTGAAAGTATCTGTACTAACGTTACCGCCTGTCCATTTGACACCTTGTCCTCTTTTTATGTGAAGACTATCCGTGACTGCATCTGCTTCAATGTTATATTCAACAGTATTACCATCAGCAGAGTATAGTTTTATAAATCTAAAAAAGTCGTGTATTGCGGTCATGTTTCGTATTTTTCCTAACTTACTACTGTATTTATTAAATACTGTATGCTCATTATAGGTAACGGAGAGAGCCGTAAAGGCCTTGATATACAAAAATTTAACTGTCTTACAGTAGGTTGTAATGCTATTATACGCGAAACTAGAGTACATAATGTAGTCTGTTGTGATAAACGTATGGTAATAGAAGCATCACAAAAGATGATTAATAACAAGACAGCAGTGTGGACTAGATATGACTGGAGATCACAGTTTCCAAAAATGCATAATTTATACCATTTTCCAAGTTTATGGTATGAAGGAGGACTAAAACAGGATAATCCATTCCATTGGGGAAGTGGTCCTTATGCAGTTTTCGTAGGAGCAAGACTTCCAGGTAGATCTAAAGAAGTTATCCATATGATAGGATTTGATCTTTATCCTAAAGAAGATGGAAAGATTAATAATATATTTAAAGGGACTTTCAACTATAATGAAGAAGACTCAAATGGAGTTAATCCTAGTTTCTGGATTTACCAAATAGGTAAAGTAATGGAAAGGTTTGATTCAAGAGAATTTAGAATTTACAATAAAGCGGATTGGAAAATGCCTGAATCTTGGAAACGTTTAGAAAATGTAAAATTTTGTCCACTAGGTGACAATCCCAAACAAATGGAAAGTTTATACGAGATCATTACATGAAGAAAGAAAACTTTGCAATATTTCCTACATTAGTTTCTGCTTTTGATTTTAAAGGACACAGTCAAGAACAAACTTGTATAGACATCATAAACGGGTACGAGAATATGACTGACCATGCTTTGATTAAAGGTGGGAAGAGTAGTTTTGTAGTAGGTGACGAACAGTTTCTTTTTGATAAAAGGCTAGATAAATTAAGATGGGATATACAGGGTGCTATTGATAGTTACTGTGACGATGCAGGACTAGAACCTAGTCTGTTAAGCACTAGTTGGTTCAATGTTATGCAAGAAGGTGCAAACGTAGAAAAGCATAGACATGAAGGAAGTGTAGTAAGTGGTGCTTACTATCCTTATGTTGAAGATGAAAGTTGTCCTTTGATATTTGAAAGTCCATTACGCCAAGTTAGAATGTGTGATGTATTTGAAAAGCAAAATGAATTTAGTAGTTACTATGTAAGTATGAAACCAAAAAATGGTTTACTGCTTATATTCCCTAGTTGGTTAGAACATAAAACTGATCCAAATTCTAGTGGTAAAAGAATAACTGTAAGTTTCAATACCATAAGAAGAAATCTTGTTCCGCATATAATTGCACAACAAAAGCATTATGGTAACTTTCCTGTTGACAAACAGGCAAACTTATAGTATATTAGTAATATGAGGACTTTAAAACGTCGACCCTCTTTAAATACTCCGCCGTTAATGTTAATAGGAGAAACATATGAGTAAACATTATAGCACAAAACATTATGGACATAACATTGGGTTGAGTGCAGTCTTTAGACAACCAAATGCAGATCATTCACACTGCCATTTGCTACACGGATACAGTCTAGCATTTACATTTACTTTTGGTTGTGATAAACTAGACAACAAAAACTGGGCAGTAGACTTTGGTGGACTTAAACCTTTGAAGAAATGGTTGGAAGATAACTTCGATCATAAACTTTGTTTGGACAATGCAGATCCAATGGTTGACGAGTTCAAGAGATTAGAAGATTTAGATCTTGCAGAGATTAGATACTTTGATGGTGTTGGTGCAGAGAAATTTGCCGAACACGCCTTTAACTATGCAGATGGTCTTATTAGAGAAGCAACACAAAATAGATGCTATGTTGTAAAGGTTGAGTGTGCAGAACACGGAGCCAATTCAGCAATTTATTCAAAAGAGTAGGTCCTTACTAATGCAAAATTGGATCGTGTGTCTCAAGCATGGAGACAAATACAGTTCAGAATATGTAAACAAATTACATAATATGGTTCGTAGGAACTGTACACTTCCGTTTGAGTTTGCTTGTTTTACAGAAAGGCCAGAAGGATTAGATCCAGGTATTAAAGTATTTGCTTTACCAGATCTTGGAACTATATCAGGTTGGTGGTACAAGCCAATGTTCTTTGATCCTAACTTACCTACACAAGGTAGGATTTTATATTTTGATTTAGATGTAATTGTTTTCAACAACATTGATAATCTTTGGACTTATGAACCAGATACGTTTTGTATTATTAGAGACTTCAATAGACACATAAGAGATGATTGGCAAAGAATGAACTCTAGTGTATTTAGATTACAAACAGGTCAGCACAAATACGTATATGAAAACTTTATTAGACAACCAGAAACTAATTCAAAAAAAATGCACGGAGATCAAGATTGGATCTTTGCACACATAAAGAACGATTATAAATTTTGGCCAGATGAATGGATCCAAAGTTATAAATGGGAAATGCGAGGTAAACCTACTATGGCAAGAGTTGATGGAGTAAGAAACTTCAGTCATCCAGGCATTCCTGAAATTAAACCAAAAACCAGTGTAGCAGTATTCCATGGAGAACCACACCCACATAATTGTATTGATCCTTGGTGCAAGGAAAACTGGTATTGACATTTACAATTAAATCTGTTATAATTATATTATGAAAAAACGTATAGGCTTTGCCTGTAAATATATGCACCCAGACCAGACTCAGAAGAAAAAACTTCTTGAGGAAATACAACGTCCTTTGAATACACGTTGTACAACAGTCGCTTGGTTAAACAGACAAACCAAAGAAGTTGCAGAACAACGACTGTGGGATATTATGGTCCACAACATCAAGTCATATGAGAACTTGATTAGATACGTAGGAGGATTACCGAATGAACTTAGAATGGTTAGGTTGGGAAGTGACGTCCTACCTGTTTATACTGAGCCTACTTGGTCTTACTTCTGGCGCAAGCCTGATGTACGACAATATTGTGAGAAGCACTTCGCTGACGTCGGCGCAACGGCTCGTGAACTTGATGTTAGGTTGTCTATGCATCCTGGTCAGTTCACTGTACTTGCATCAGATAACGAAGATATTGTAAATAGAAGCATAGAGGAGTTTGAATATCATGTTGACGTTGCAAGGTGGATGGGATACGGTAGACAATACCAAGACTTTAAAATCAATGTTCACATCTCAGGTAGGAAAGGTCCAGCCGGTATCATCGACGCATACCCAAGACTATCTCCGGAGGCGAGAAACACGATTACGATCGAAAACGACGAAATGTCGTGGGGCATCGAAGCCAGTATTGAACTGCGTTCACGACTCGCCCTCGTTCTTGACATACACCACCACTGGGTTAAAACGGGTGAATACATTAAACCGACCGACGATAGATTTTTACGCATAGTAGAAAGTTGGAGGGGTGTACGTCCTGTGATACATTATTCTGTATCACGTGAAGATCTACTTGTAGGCTATGATGTTGATACATTGCCCAACATGGAAGAACTACTAGAACAAGGCTTTAAGAAGGCTAAACTACGTGCTCACAGTGATTATATGTGGAATAATGCAGTAAATGACTGGGCAAGTACCTTTTGGGATCATGCAGACATTATGGTAGAAAGCAAGGCTAAAAATCTTGCGAGCCATACTTTGCTAGATACATTTACACGATAAATACAGTATGACCTATACCAATGATATGCGAGAGTATATTTCTCTCTTTGAATCTAAAAGAGAACAATCGTTAACACTCGAAAAATTGCCTTATGGTACGGATGAATTATCTCCTGTACTGTCTAAGGAAAATGTAGAATATCATTATAAGGTATTGTCAAAAGGTTATGTCGAAAGATACAACAACAAAGAAGGCGATCCTGATTTTAATTATGGAGGCGCAAAGTTGCACAATCTATGGTGGACACAATTACGAAAACCTAGTGGAGCAAACTTACCAGTAGGACCTATTAAAGAATTTATTAATAGCAAATTTAAAGATTATAATAATTTTAAAGACGAAGTGCTATTAGCAGGAATGAAATTACAAGGTTCAGGTTGGATTTATCTTTCAAAAAAAGGTGAAGTAAAGACTACACCGAATCAATCTTATAAAACAGATATAATGATGCCAATAGATATGTGGGAACATTCTTTTTCAGACTATACCAAAGAAGGTAAGCAATGTAAGAAGAAGTATATCCAAAACATAATGCGTATTATCAATTGGGACATCATAAATCAAAGATTAGCATAAATTAATATAGAATACGGAGAAGAAAAATGTTTAATTGGATAAACAAAATTTTTGGTTCTAAACCTAAAGCAGTTAAAAAAGAAAAGCCTTTAGTATTAGTGCCAAGAAAAGTAGATCTAAAAAAGATGACTAAAAAGGCTTTGGAAGATCTAGGTAGAAAACATAAGATAGAATTGGATAGAAGGTTAACAAAAGATAAACTTGTTAACACTTTATACAAGCATATCAAAAGTTTAAACAACTAGGAGAGATATAATGGTAGACGGAATTAAAAATTGGGTATCAAAACGTTTTAATGAAAGAACTTCATGGGACGGTGCGTTACTGATAGCAGTTGGAGTAATTGTTCTAATTGCAGGTCCATTTGCAAAACTGGCGGCTTACGCGGCTATTGGTTATGGTGCATGGACTATTTGGAAGTCTGAATAATTATAGAGTATCTATAGTTACAAGGGTGTCGATTGTAGAATCAAGTGTTTTACGTTTTTCGACACCCTTTTTTTGTGCAAATCTTTTCGGATCACAACTAGGACACACATGGTAATATGCGTTGTCTAGACGCTTAGGATCAACCTTACCTTTGTCTCGTTTGAATTCTTCTTTACAATCATCACATTGAAATACTACAACGGTCCTCATACGTTTATACGTATGGTGTTTACCGCCTTTGCTACGGCGCATATAATACTTCACTTCCTGTTCAGTTCTTAAAAACATACTATAACTATTTATATTACATTCGGTTTGTAAAATAATAGATAAATAACTTTATTAAGAGGACAAATTATGTCAACAATAGTTACTTTGACAGAATCAGCAAAGGAGCATATGGCTAGTATGCTACAAGAAAACAGTAAAAAAGCAGTACGTCTAGCATTAAAAGGCGGTGGCTGTGCAGGATTCAAGTACGAATGGAGTCTTGAGGATACTATTGCTGGCGAAGATGAAGTAGTTGACTTTGATAAGGGTAAGTTTATTGTAGATCCTTCAAGTGTAATGTACTTGCTAGGTTCTGAAATAGATTATAAAAAAGAAGTGTTTGGTTCGTATTTTACAGTTTCGAATCCAGCCTCAACATCAAGTTGTGGATGCGGTGAGAGTATAGGATTTTAATAGATGACAAAACAAGTAATTAATATCGGTGTTGAAGGGAATGATGCTTCGGGTGATAGTATCAGAGATGCGTTTAAGAAAGCAAATGAAAACTTTACAGAACTTTATGCAATATTTGGTCAAGGTGGTGCTATTGGATTTACTGCATTATCAGACACCCCGTCAACATTAGGACAAAACAAAGTACCAGTAACTGATTCCGCAGGCTCGGCCATATTAATGAAAGACATTGTTGGTGGAGCAGGTATTGTAATCGACAATACATCTACTACGCAATTAAAAATTACAAATACAGGATCAAGTGTTGCACAAGATTTATCACCAACATTAGGTGGACACTTAACAGGTGCTGGTTTATATGGTATTGGAAAAATTGCACCAGTATCAGATGCAACTGCAACTGCACTTGGAAACTTACACGCAACCGCAGTTACAATACACGATTTAGTTATAGACAAAAAATTTGCTGACCAAGAATATTACGTCAAAGGTGAAGCAATTAGAGTAAGAGATGAGCCTTCAACAGGATCTGGTTACACTCTAACAATTGGTAGTTTCGTTAACGGAAATCTAATTACAGTATCACATGGTTTTGATAATAGTGTTAATGGTACGCCATTCAGATATAATTCAACAGGCGCTGACGCAACTAATTTAAGTTCTGGTTTTACTTATTATGTAAGATTTATTAACAACACAACATTAAGTATCCACTCAACAGAAGTTGGTGCAAAAAATAACACTGCAAAAATTAATGCTAATGATGGAATATCAGGTATTCCAACAGGTACGCACACAATTACAGATGCTGAATATGATACTGCATTAACAGGACAATTTTTAGACAGCGAAGCACTTCCAA